CATTAGTTGCCATTCCAGTAAGCTCTGATTTTAACATGCTTTTAAGATTGGCGCCTTTTAAATTCTGAGCACCTCTTAATCCTGTAACAACTGCTCCTGCTAGGTTTCCGCCAGCTAAGTCGCTACCAATGCTACCTGCAGCATCAACAAGTCCTCCAGGTCCAAACATACTAGTAGTTCCTCCGCCTTGCGGTGTTAGTGGGCTTGCAGTTTTATCGTAATGCAGTTCTCCAAATCCCGCCGGACCATCTCCTGCAACAAGACCTGATCTGTACTTAACAGTTTCAAACTGAACTGTCATTTGGTTCTCTAGTAATCCTGCACTATCTGCATAATCGTGTCTATCATGTTCAAAACTTTGAATAATAGGGTTAACTAACCAATACTCTGTATACTTCTTTTGGTATATACTGTAAATTTTTATGTGACTAAAGAAGTTACCCGAGTTTCTATCTAATCCCCAGTTACGTGCTGAATTAGGCATTTTTGAGTATGTGTCTTTTAACGAGTAAGTTCCGCTACTTTCGTAATTAGGATCGTTGTTATAGTATGCATAATACGCATACCACATGTTTCGAATTATATCACTGTTATCATCGTGAAACGTAAGACGTACTGGCTCGTAATTTATCTTATTCATTGTATAACGTCTTCTGTTATACTGATTATGTGTTTGTAAATCGTAGGAATATTTAGGCAGGTCTACACTCTTTACGAGAAAACTTGCCTCTAATTGCTCACTTCCTGAAAAGGAAAATCCTAGTCCTGGGTTAATTCCAAACGTGCAGTGGAATAAAAATCTATGCTTCGGAGCAAGACGGTAATTACCGTCAACAAAGGTTTTAGATGCGTGTCGAAAATCTCGAACGTTATCCCCAGTTGAAAGAGCAGTTAGAAAAGAGTTTAATACACTCATTACAAAATCCTAACTCTATTAACCTGTAACAACCTCACCAATTGTTCTTGCTACTGTAGCACCAATTCCAGTACCGATTGGTGTCTGTACTGCGTTATCAAAACGAATTGTTAAAGCAATAGTTGCTGCTTCACTACTCGAATAGTTTAAATCACCGTAGTTTACATTGGTAATGAAACAACCGTATAATTCCCAAGTCTCAAGTACGTTTGGTGCACTAGCGCCGTTTCCGCCATCTAATACTTCACAACGTGTGATAAACTTGAAATCAATACCAGATGCTGCACTTGACTGTTCCATCATATCAAACTGCTTCTGTGTTTGCTCACCAACTAATTTTGCAACTTGACCTGACGCATCGTCACGTAAGTTAACTGTACATGGATCCCATGTATGTTTACCTTGGATATACACTTTACTGTTATAGATATCAATCGGAACATCTTCAAATGTTACGGCTGGACGTGCAAAATCAATTACTTGTTTTGTTAATTCGCTACGTGGAGTTGAAACACCAAAGTTTTCAAAACTTACACGGAAGCGATATTTTAATTTCGGCATTAACAGGCCTTGAGCTGATGCGGACTGATCCGATGCTAAAGGTACTGTAAATTTGCTTAATGAACTTACTGACATATTTTTTGCTCCTACTTATTAGTATTTAGTCAATGTTGTTACTGCTAATTCATACATCACAAGCTCTAGATAGAGCCTGTGTTTTGTATGCGAACTGGAATATAAATGTATTCAACTGCCTTAACAGGTTCAACTGCAATATCAATATACAATTCGTTACGATCGATTCTATCGTTTGTGTTGTTTGATTCATCACAAACTACTAGGTAATCATATAAGCCTCTTTTTGCAACTAAGTCATTCATTAACTGTTCAACTACTTGTTTGACTTCATCTCTTGTTAACTTGTCATTTGGCTCAAATACAAACGGCTTAGTAATAACTGCTAATCTTTCACGTACATAAGCAACTAAACGTGCTACGTTAATACGATCTAATGCACTTGCAGTTGCTGTGCGTGTTTTGTTACCATAGTTAAGTATTCCATTACCTGGAAAGAATGATATCGGGTTAATACTGTTACTGTACAATGTATCACGTAAACTTTCACGTACACCTGTTGGAGTAAACTCACCTGTTACAGTATCTAAGTAACCAAGTCCTGTAGCATTGTCAACTATACCACGTCTTACACCTGCTGGTGCAAACCATGGAAAACTTGCTTCATCTGAACGTATTAATGTTCTTAAAAGCATATGACTTGCTGGAACCATAATACTGTTTCCATCTAAGTCAGTTGAAATACCACTTGGATAAAATACACCCATATACGTATCTGCACTAACTAGTCCGTCATCACCATTATCTGATGCTAAGTTACTGTTTAATGCCCAGTTTTGAATATCAGTACTGTTTGCCGCTAATCTCATAGGAGCGTCAGCAACAATAAAGCCTGTGTTACGTCTATCGTTATTTAATGCAATCAAGTTTGCCATTAGCTCTGGATAACCTGGTGCTGATAATACGTTAAAGTTTCTTTGATCTTCACGTAACTCACCACTTGTATCAACTACTGATTTTAGTTTTTCTACAATAACTGCACGAACTGCGTTTCTGCCCATATAAGGTGAACCATCAGTTTTGTTACCTGCAGTACTTACCCATGCATCTGCTTCGTTTGGTAATACTTTACCCGGAAACGCATCTGCATTAAAGTGATCTTTTCTAAACTCTTTAATGTTGTAACTACTACGTCTTGTGTTAAACAATAGTGTACCACGTGGATAAAGCGACTTGCTTGGTGCGTCTAAATCAACTACGTCACTTGTTAACAATGTTTTAATTGTTGCTACTGTGCCTGTTACAACATCTGTTGTTGTATCGCCCATGTAACGTGCATCAGCAAATAAGATACCATCACTACTTGTTTGATCACTCTTATCAATTACTACCCACTTCTGCTCGCCGTCAACAGTTTGATAACGTTTTAAAAACGGAAAGTTTTCTAAGTCACTTGTGTCAACCCATAAATCACCATTAACTAGTGCGGATGCATCTGACTGTTGTGTCGGAGCACTTGCACTTATAAAAGGTCCATTTGGATTAGTTTGACTTAAATCAAATCCTCTTGCATCAACTGTTACGCCTTGGTAACCTTTCCAGGTTGTACCGTTATGAATCATAATGTCAATTTCATTAGTAACATTTTGATACCACATACGTTTATTTGCTGGGTTTGCAGTAGGTTGTGTTGCACCAACAACATATACCAACGGTTGGAAATTACTTAAAATAATTTCTCCTGTTGTTAGGTCATCTCTTGCATATGTATTTGTATTTGTAAGTCCTGCATCTGCAATCGGTGTACCTGTTGTTTCGTCTAATTTAACAAAACCACCTAAACTATGTGTAATAGTAATTGCACCAGTTGCTTCTAACTTAGCAGTAACGTATGTTATTCCTGCCGCATTAAAGTCATTTACAAATAACTCTTTAGTTGCTCCACTTAATACAATATTTGTAGATGTTGTTGCTACTGTATTCTTACCAGAGGATATAACTGTAAATGCGTCAGATGCAGTAAATGTAGGAGCAACTAAGTTACCTGTGGCAACTGTTTCACCTTTTATTTTACGCTCGTATAACTTGTAAGTCATTTCGCCTGTTGTTGTAGATTCTGCCATTGCAATTACTTTGCCTTTTGCAATGTTTAAACCACCGCCAATTGCATCAACATCATACATTGCAGCTTCTTCTGCCTTGTATAACTTAACTGCTTTGTCTGCAAATAAATCTGTTATTGAACTGTATGCACTAACATCAATGTCTGCGCCTGTGTTTGAACTTGTTGTTTTAATCCAAATACTACCAGTTGGTCTTGATGCAGTATCACCGTTACGCCATTCTGGAATTGCAGTGTGTGGATCAATTTGAACTGCTGGAATATAAAATGTTCCTGCTGATATACCAAGATCAGTTAATATCGTACCACTTCCTGAAATTATAATTCTTCCACTTGCAGTAGATGAAGTTCCAAACAAACGAACGTTTCCTGCAGTACTTAACGCGGCAGTAACACCTGTTACTGCGGCTGCATTAATGTCTGCAACTACTTGTGCGGCAGTTGTACTTGTCATTGAGACTGCATTGCCGTTAACTGTAAGAATGTTTCCTACTGTAACTGTTGGGTTTGTCACTGTACCTTGTAAAGTTGACCATGTGTTGTACCATGAATCAACACCAACAACTTGCCAACCTGCACTTGTTTTTAAGAACAGTTTGTTGTTTGTTGTTGTTGCATCAATCGCATAATCAGCTGTTGATCCAATTTGTGCTTTTGGTACACCACCTGAAACATCTGTTGTAGCTGTAATTACAATTGGAACTTTATTAGTGAATGTCTGTGTACTTGAGGACCATTGAAAAATGCCCCATTTACTTTTGGTAGAGTTTAACCAGTGTGTTCCGTTAGCCGGATCACCTGCAGGACGTCCTGCACTTCCTGTTAACTCGCTTAAATCAATATCTGCACGAACAACGTATGCTCTGTTGCTTACGCCTAGTAAACTGTACGCAGCCATTAAGCCATGCTCGTTTAATTCGTAACCATGTAAAGCCGTTCCGCCTGTGCTTTGGTAATATGAAGGTTCTCCAAAAGTTGTTACCAACTCTCTTTGTGAACCAATTAAATATGCTTTTTCAGCATTTGCTTTTGTAGTTCCACTGGCTGTTCCGCCTGTGGTTGGATCTTTCTTGTCTTGGGCTGATGCTATCACTAACATTGGTACTGTACCAACCGCGGTACTTGCGTACTGTGATTCATCTATAACCTTGACCTCGATACCGGGTGAAATAAGTGCCATTCTATACCTCGCGAATACTATAATATTTTTGTACTTGTATTTATACTTTTGTAGTCAAAACACGTCTATTAGACTCAGATACCACGGACCCTTTAAAGGGCGCCGGTAAATATTTATATGGAAAACAGACCTATATGTACTAAATGCAAGAAGAAGTTTGCTGCCTTTAACTACCGAAAAGGGGAAAAGGTGTACTATCGTAAAAAGTGCGATAGTTGCAATCGTAAACATAAAGCAGACAGTAAAAAAAGCCCATGGGCAAAAGCAGGTTATCAAAAGAAAACCCACTGTGAAAAATGTGGGTTCAAAAGTAAGTATTACGACCAAGTAGAAGTATACTATGTAGATGGTAATATGATAAACATTAGGCATACTAATCTTAAGTCAGTATGTTTAAACTGTTTAACAGAATTAGGACATGAAGGCTGGAATACTAAGCAAGGTGATTTAGTACCTGATTTTTAAGATCTTCGATAGTTCCGTTATTATATAATATTGAATCAAATTTATCATTAGTATCAATCCATTTCCATTCACTAGGATGAATATCATACTTTGACATTAAATTGTTGTCTGTTTGGTTATCTAGTATTGCACTACTAAACCATTCAGGATCTGTACCTCGTTTAACTTGCCAAACTTTTCCACCTAAATCTCTTATAACATCTTGTTCATTGCGGAATCTTACATCAGGTATTACAAAGTCTTTATCAGGATTTTGTACTAGTTTTTGCTTGACTAAACTTACCCATATTCCATCAAAGAATCCACTTCGCATACAATCAGTACCAAACAACTGAAGTACAAGTCTAGGAGTAATATCTTTTCCTGTTTCATTAGTCCAAAACGGGTCTGGCTTTTCTCTCCATTCTCTACTTTCGTTAGTATCACCTTCGAGCATATCTCTGTTCCAGCCAAATACGGTTGCAACACCATCCTTTAGTTTATCAGCAAAACTAATTTTTTGAAATCCGTGATCTTGGACTAGCATATCAGCAGCCGTGCCTTTACCACTACCGATAAGGCCACATACTCCAATTATCATAAAGTACCTCTTTAGTAAATTTTAGGGTTAGCCCATGACCCACGTCATTGGCATTTGTCCATCAACTAGGTTGAGCAAGTCTGTCTCAAGTTTGTCAAGTTCTGTCTGTGCTTCTACTTTGAGTGCATCACCATTTAAACTTGTGCCACCTTGCGGACCGGCAATAGTTGCAAATTTGGAACGTGCTTCACCTAACATATACTTGCTTCTTGCTAAAGCATAATCGTATACCCATGGCTTACAACGTGTATCAGTTAACAATGCTGTATCAGGTCTAGTGTTATACATCCATAACATTACTGTTTCTCCATCAGAGCGAACATTTCTAATTATTGTTAACTTCTTAGTAACAGGATTAAAAGTAAAGTTAATATATGCTCCAAACATACGTCCGGCCATTTCTTGATACTGCTTGTAAAAATCGTAAGTAGCAAGGCCACCCATTTTTCCAGCAGTTAACATATATGTATTCATGTAACCTGCTTCAAAAGGCTCAAATACACTTCCTACATTACCTGTAGTACTACGAAAGACTTGTCTAACGTTCTCTACTTCATTTGGTAACGTGTACTCTGTCTGTCCTGTAACAAGAGCTAAAAACCCGTAACTTTCTTCAACTGCATTACTGCTTTTTTGACGATACACATCTAGTGCTTTCTGGAAAGCCATTTCATAGTGTGCTGCATCAAGTTCAACGTCAACCATGCCTCCACCGAGACTAAGTTCAATGTAATTAAAAAGTTTTTGTTTTTCAGTTGTTAAGTCAGACATGTGTAGTAATCCTTTTTATTAGTACTATTTAGTCACTTTTAAAAGTATTGTCTGATCATTAATACGTCCGTTTAGTTTAGTATCAGTTGTTTTTATGCTGTCTATAAACTTTTTTACAAACACTTTGTTACCTTTATTAAAAGATGCCAACTGCTCTAACGGTTTCCTTAGTGTTTTTTGTACACTTAGTTTCTCATTAAAAAACAATATTGTAGTTCCTTTTACTTGCAACGTCGCATGTTCTTCTGCAACATATGTTCCTAACTTACGAGTTTTAACATTGTATACCCATAATTGTGTTGCTTCTAGTATATCTACTGGATTAACACTTGCAACTTTTAGCCCTGTATCTTCTTTTTGATACTTTAATCTTGCTACAATCTTATCTTTAGCAACTGGCTTTTTTGTTCTTGTTTGTGTTGCTTTCTGACTTGTAATAATCATATCACATGCTGATACTACTGCGTTATATATTTGTGCAATTTTCTTCTGTGACTTTGTGTCAAGATAACTGTATCCTTCAACTAGTTGATCATACATATCATCATCTTTTTTCTTTGGACCAATTAACTCATTATACTCTTGTGCTACTGGCTTAAAATACTCTCTAATAATACGAGCATGATTGCCTTTAACCTCAAGTCTTCTTAAAGACGAAACCGGATTGAATTCCTTTACGTTAAACTTTTGTATGTCATCAAGTGCAACGTCTATTTCTTCTTCAAGTTTTGTTGCATAAACCATACTTGCATTTTTTAACTTTTGCTGAATACTTAGTACAGGTGCAATATTCTTTATTTTTTCTTCTTTCTTAATTTCATCAGCTAATAAAGACCCTGCGGCAACTGCTTCATCAACTTTAGGCTTAAGATACTCTGTAATAGGTCGCATACTATTCATAGTTCCTGGACATGACTCCCAATACTCGTTATGTGGTTCATAGTAGTCAGGACATCCTGTTAACAATAACTTACTATAAATTGCAACTGTTGGACTAATTTGTCCTTTCTTTGCAGAAGAAATGTCTTTCCTACTGTATCCTTCGTGTTTCATCCATTCGTAAATGAAAGGAACAACATCACTTGATTTGTAATTTTGATAATAAAACTGTACTGCGTCTTGCCTCAACCTATGAAACTCGTATCCAGACAGTTTATCAAAGTCAACAAAACTAGGTCCTGTTAGTTTAGCACCTCTTTTAACTCTAGGTGCTCCTTTTACTACTTTCTTCTTAGGCTTTTTAATAAGTGATTTTGCAGATGCCATTTCATTCTCCTTTAAGTTATATTACTATAATACACTGTTTTGTTTGTATGTCAACCTTTATCTTTATATAAATATAGTATAACAAGGATTTGACATGCCCAGACTATCACTATGGAAGCCAGAACGCAACAAAGACTTTACGTTTTTTGACAATAGAATACGTGAAATGTTTACTATTGGCGGTACTGGTATTAATATACACAAGTACTTAGGTCCTGATACTGCTAACAATGACGGTACAGATTCAACTCAACCCAACTATGCTAGCCAAAGTGCAACAAACATACAAGACTTATTGTTCCTGGAAAACCGTGATCGTAAGTACGATTCTAGTATATACCAACTCAGAGGTATTTATAACGTAAGTGATATTGACTTTGATTTAACGCAATTTGGACTGTTTTTACAGAACGACACGCTCTTTATTAGTTTTCACATAAACGATATGATTAACTCTATTGGTAGAAAACTTATTAACGGAGATGTATTTGAGTTACCTCATTTACGAGACTTTTATCCACTAGATAGTGCATTGCCGGCAGCATTACGTCGATATTATGTAGTACAAGATGCTAGTAATAGCTCAGAAGGGTTTAGTCCAACGTGGTATCCGCATGTATGGCGTGTTAAATGTACACCATTAGTTGACAGCCAAGAATATAAAGATATCTTTGATGATACTGCAAAGAAAGCAGACGGTTCAGATGTTACTGGTACTGATAACAAGTTAAGAGATTTACTAAGTACATACAAGAAAGAACTTGAAATTAATACTGCTATTATTGCCGAAGCAGAAAAAGAAGTTCCTAAAAGCGGTTACGATACTGCTAAATTCTTTGTTGTTCCTACAGAGGCAGATGGAACTCCTGCAGATGCAGAAGAAACTGAAAGTGCGGATAACACTGGTTTGAAAGCCAGTAGCACGTTGGTAACAGCAGATGAGGTACCTACTACACCGTTGCATAACGGATATCAAGGACACTTAGTAGGCGACGGGTTAGCACCGAATGGATTTCCTGTTACGCCAGGTATAGCGTTTACTCATAACCCTAGTGTAGGTGACTATGTGCTAAGACTTGACTTTACACCAAATAGATTATTTAGATATGATGGTGCTAGATGGGTTAAAGTCGAAGATGCCGTTCGTA